CCAGGCGCGCACCGCCGCGATGATCCGCTGCACGATCGGCAGCTCGGGCGCGTTCTGCACCAGATAGGCCAGCTGCTCCTCGTGCACCAGATAGGCCGGCGTGTCAGCAGGCACGGCTGCGCGGGCTTTCTGCGCCCATGACTCGCCGGCCAGGATGGCGGCATCAAGCTCGGCCAGCAGCGAGCCGAACACCTCGGGCCCGACCATGGCCTCCATGCCTACGTGCACGCCGACCTCATGCAGCAGCATGCCCTTGGCTTCGGCGGGGCTCACGTTGTCGGCCACGATGTAGACCGTGCCATCGGGCGCGGTTGCGGCCTTCACATCGCCGGGGTGCGGGCCGTCGGGGATGTCGGTTACTGATGCGACGATCTTGACGCGGCCAGATGCGAGCAGGGCGTCGGTGGAGTCGCCGAAGGCGGTGCGGATGGCGTCGTTTAGTAGGTCGGCGGCGGGTTGGCCGGTGATGCCTCGGCTGTAGTAGGTGGCGGTGATTGATACGTCGTCGCCACTGAAAACCACGTAGTTAAACGAGCCGTCGCCTGCGCCGCGGCTGGTGCCGTCGAGGTATTTGATGCCCTTGATGCCGAGGCCGGCCAAGTAATTGCTGGTGAACTTGTCATCGCCGATAAAGATGCGAGATCCGTCGCGCCGCGACATGGCGTGATAGAGCTTTTCACCCGTCATCTGCATCAAGCCCGGCTCACTTGCGCCGATCCACTGCGTCGCCAGAATCGCCTTCCTCACCCCCTCCGGCTGCTCACTAAGCGGCTTGTCCCACAGCAGCATGGTGTCGTCGGTGGGGATTTCGACTTGGTAGAGTTGGCCAGCCTGGTCGATTTCAACGCGCCGGGCCTCGTAGGCGCGCAACTCAGCCTCCCATCGTTTGACTTGATCCGGCGAAATTACGTCCGGGTTGTCTTTTGCGTTCTCAATGTTTGTTTTTCGGATCGTGATTTCACGATCTACACGATCCAATGCGTCAACAACAGATGAGCCAATCTGGCGAGGGATAAGTCCACTGTCGTCGATTTGGATTGGTTTTCCGTCAACTCCGGTCAGCTTTCGGCGGTAGTGTTCAGCAATGTCGCGCATCGACGCAAAGTACAACCCCCACCCGTAAGCCTGCGCGCCCTCCCCCGTGCCGATCTTGTCGGTCGAGAATTTCGCAATCCCTCGATGCGGCGTGCCATGGAACGCTTTTTGCCGGCTGTACTTATACGCCTCATCCCCCGCCATCACCGTATCAGCCAGCAGCGCATCGGCCTCGATCAGCGCCTGGTCGGCGGCTTCCAGCAAATCCCATTTCGGGGCTGCGGCGTTGCGCTCGTCCACAGCGCGCGACACCTCGAAGTCGGCCAGCGGCTGCGACTCGGGCGCGAAATTCCGGTCGGCAGCGCCTGCCACGTCGTCGATCGTGTGCGTGCCCAGCGACTCGTCCAGGCCGACGATCGGCTCAACGTCCACGGCGCGGCCGTCAGCGGCTTGCGCCACGGCGGCGCGCAGGGTGGCCTCGCGGGTTTCGGGGTCGACCGATTGCATCACGTCGGTGGCCGGCGCCGGGTCGAGCGCAGCCATGTCACGGGCGGCCATGTCCTCGGCCATCCGATCCTCCCAGCGCAGGATGCGCTCGCCGTTCAAGGCGCGGCTGATCAGATCCTCGGCCTCGGCTGCGGCTTCGTAGCTCAGCGGGTCGATGCCGGGCGTCAGAAACCCGTCGTCGGCCAGAAGCTGCGCAGCCTGGTCGTACTGCAGCAGGCCGCCCTCCTTGCGCACCAGGCCGGGCAGCGAGCGGTTCAGACGCATGCCGTTCTCGCCGGTCGCCTCGCGGGCCAGCGCGGTCGAGATGCCCCCTGCCCGCTTGATGGCAGCCAGCAGGTCGTTGCGCTTGCCCGGCGCCGGGATCGTCAGCAGCGTGTCGGGGGTCGGCGCAGCGCTCGCGGGCGCAGCATCGACAGCCCGGGCTGCAGCGTTCTCGCCGGCTTGCTGGATCTTGGCGATCTGCTCGTCGACAGCCTTCTGCACCTTCTCGGGCACGTTCTCGATGCGGGCCTCGGGTTCGCCCTTCACCTCTGGCATGCCAACGCGCTCGGCCTCGGGCGTAATGGTGCGCACCGGCGCCATATCGACCACGGTCGGGGTGTCGTTCAGGGCGCCCGTCTCGGCCATCGGCGGGGCCTCGACAGCGGGCGCAGCGCGACGGAACCGGCCAGAGAACGCATCGCCAACGCTGCCGCCGATTACGTGCAGGCCGCCGCCGAACGCCGTGCCGAACGCGATGTTGGCCAGGGAGTCCATGGCCGTGTAGTCGTCGCCAAGGGCTTGCCGGCCAGCGTAGAAAAGCGGCTCCAGCACGGCCGTCGAGATGCCGGCGTCGGCCCCGCCCAAGATGGCCCGGGCGCCCGTGCGGGTCAGGAAAGACTCGGAAGCCGCGGCTGCGCGCACGCTGCGCAATGCGCTGACACTTTTCGTCCATGGCACGAACGCCGTGGCGAGGTTGATCGGGTCCACGATGCCGGCGCCAAACATCGCGCCGCCGCGCAGCACAGACCCAAGCTCCCAAGGGGTACGCTCGCGCACGTCTTTGATGGCGGCCAGCTCGCGCTGGCGCTCTAGGATCGTCGTCCACTGCCCTGCGGTGTACTCGTTGTCCTTGGGCTTGATCGAAACCCGGGCGCCGCCGCCGATGCCCATGCGCATCGACTCGGCCTCGGCCGCCGTGATCTTGCGCTTGTCGTCGGCATTCACGCTGCGCAGGTAGTCAAGGCCGACCGGCCCGTAAGACTCCAGCCACGCCTCGCGCACGGCGGCGTTCATTTTCTGCCAGCCGGTCGGGGCAAAGTCTTGCAGGGTGCTAACGCTGGTAAGCGAGTCGTCTGTGCCGAGGTACTGGGGCATGGGGTTCTCCGTGGCGGGATTCTGGCTTAGAACTCGCCGCCGGCTCGGCCAGGCTGACGGCCCAGCGGCAGGGTGTCGTTGTAAATCGCGGCCGCGTTGTCGGCTTTGCGCTTGGAGGCGGCCATCGCCTGCAACTCAATCCACGTCTTGCGCACGGGCTTCCCGCCCACGGTGACCGGGGCCTTGGTGCCGTTCTCGCGCACGACGAACAGCTGCACGCCCTCGTCGTCGTCGGTCGTGTGCCACAGCGGGCGCGATTTCACGATGTCGGTGTAGTACTTGCGCGCTTCGTCAGGCTTGCGGGCGCCCATTTCGTCGGGGAGCACATCCACAGATTGCAGATCGCGCAGCAGCAAGTTCATGGCCCGCTTGCTGGCGCTGTAGTCCACGCCCTTGGGTACTCGCACGGTGTCCTGAAACTCGTAGTGGCCGAACAGCAAAGAGGTCGCGCGCTTGCGGGCGTCACTCACCGATGCGCCGTCCTTGACCTGCTCCAGTGCGAACTTGCGCATGAGCGTTTCGTAGCTGTTGATTGACCCAATCGACTGCGTGTTGATGACTGGCACAGTTCGCGCGTACTCCTCCATCACGCCAGTGACCGCATCTTTGACAGCCTTGACCTGATCAGGCGCCACGGCTGCAGCCAGCTCCGACTCCTTGACCCGAGCCAGTCGAGAAACGGCTAAGCGCGCCGCCTGCGACGGCAGGTTCGGGATCACCAGCAACTCGCCAGAAATCTTGCCTTCGCGCGCCAGCTCGCTGAACACGCGCGGAAAAAACTTGCCGTACTCGGTTTCGAGCGTGGCGATCAGGTTCGCCGAGTCCTCGGGACGCTGCAGGCTCATGGCCATGGTCTGCCAGCGGTCAGCCTGAGCCGGCGTCAGCACGCGCTGGTTCTGCACGCCGAGGCGCTGCTGCTCGGCCAGGTTCGCCTCGATAAACTGCGCGTTCAGGGCGGCGCGGCGAGCTGGGTCGTTCTCGGTCTGGAGCTGCTGCGCCAGTGCGGCCGCGCGCGGGCTCGTCGAAGTTGCGTAGCTCACCGGGTCAGCGTTGCGCTGCTGCAACACTTGGGCCGCGGCTTGCTTGCGGGCAGACTGGCGCGCGTCGGCTGCAGCGTAGCCCTCGCCCGGCTGCGGCTCGCTGGCCGTGATTTCGGCAGCGATCTGGTCGACGGGCTTGGCCTTGTACGAGGCGATGTCGGCGCCCATGACGCGCGACTCCTGATAGTCGCGGTACAGCCGGTCGCCCTCGGCGCCGAACGCCCGGTCGAAATACTCGCGGCCAAGCGGCTGGGCCTCGATCTTGCCGTCCTTGTGGCCAGCCATGAGGTCGGTCACCAGGCGCTGGCCCTCGGCGCGCAGTTGAGCGGTGGCCTGGCTGACGCGGGTTTCGGCCAGGTTGCGGAGCTGGTACACGCTGTCGGGGTCGAGGCGCGCGGCCATGCCCTTGGGCTGCAGATCCACCTCGCCGGGCTGCGGCTCGGCTGCGGGCTGCATGCCCACCTTGCCGCCGATCTTGGCCACGTAGTCCTTGGTTTCCTGCGGCATCACCGACAGCCAGTCGGCGCCCTTGGAGCGCACGGCGTCCATCACACGGCCAGGGCCGGCGTTGTATGCGGCCAACGCCTTGGCCTGGTCGCCGTCGAACTCCTTGATCATGGCCTGCAGGTAGTCGCGGCCGAAACGCAGGTACTCCTCGCGGCTCTGGTTCTGCAGCGGCTTCACGCCATAGCCAGGGTCGGTGCCGGTCTTGGGCATCACCTGCGTCACGCCCTGCGCGCCGGCGGGCGAGGTCAGCAGGCCGCCGTCCTTCGTGGTGTGCACGCCGCCAGACTCCTGGCCGACGACGGCCGCGAACAGCGACTCGAACGGGGCCTCGCCCGTCGGCGTGCCGGGTGCTGCGCGGCGGCTGCCGTTCATGCGCAGCCAGCCGGCGGGGTCGTTCTCGACGTAGGCGCGCTCGCGGGCGAGGGTCATGCGCCGGGTAAGTCGGGTGACCTCCTTTACCTTGTCGCCCTCGCCCAGGTCGGTGCGGGCCATGATCGTCTCGGCGCGGCGGGCGATGATGGCGTTCACCGCCTTCTCGTCGCTCCAGTTGGCCGCGACGTTAATCTCGTCGGCGTCCTCGGCCGCCTTCGTCTCGGCGTCCAGCTTCTCGAACTCGGCTTTGCGCTGGAACGAGTAGGCGCCGGTTTGCAGCTTGGCGCGCATGCCGGCCGCGTGCTGCAGAAAATACTTCTGCGCCGCGGGCGTGCTGAGCTGGCCCTTGGACTTCCCGACCCAATCGTCGAACTCCTTGCCGATGCTCTCGCGCATGTCGGGGTCGCCGACCTTCCAGCCGCGGCGTCGCTCGTCCTCGCGCTGTTGCCAAAAAACGTCAGCCTGCGACAGCAGGTTCGACACCTGCACCGCGGCCAGATCCTCGGCCTCCTTCTCGGCCTTGCGTCGCGCCTCCTCCTGCTGCCGAAGGTTCTCGGCCATCAAGCCCTCGGATGCGCGCATACCCACCTGGCCGATGCCCTGCAGGGCGTTGCCAATGGGGTCGGCGCCGCTCACGCGGGTGACGGGTGCGCCGCCATCTTGCGCCACGCGGCGCTGGTAGACCGGGATCGTTGCCATGTGTTTTCCTTGTTCAGCCGCCAGATCCGCGACCGTCTCCAGCCAAGCCGCCACCGCTGCCGCCGGTTTTGCCGCCCTTCATGCCGTACATGCCCGCCGTCGCGCCCGCGTTCAGCAGGGTGCCGGCCGCGTTCAGGTAGCCCGCCGTGCGCGCCTGCCGTCCCTGCCAGCGGCCAACCACGGCCTGGTCACGCATCGCGCGGGCCTTGTTCGACACGCCGTAGCGGATCGCCGCCGAATCCAGCTCTGCGTCGTAGATAGACTGGCGCAGCTGGTCCTCGTTCAGACCGGCGCCGGCCTCGGCGCTGGACGCCAGTTGCGCGCCGATCGCCTGGCGCGTCTGCGTGCGGAAACGATCGTCCTCGGCCATGCCGTCAGCCATCGCCTGATCGGCCGCCTGCTGCAGGCCCAGCGCCTCACGATCGGCCGCGGCCTTCTGCATGTTGCCGGAGCGGATCGCGCCGACAGCGCTGATGCCGGCAGATGCCGCCATGAGCGGCAGGGCGAAGGGTGCAAGCATTGCCATTATTTGGTCCTCGAATACAGGAAGGCGTCGCCGCCGTTCGGGTTGTACTGCCGCATGCCGTCGGGGGTTTCGCATTGGAACCCCAGCAGCCTGATCCAGCGGTGGGCAGCGTCGAACCCGGCGTCGACCGTGGCCTCGATTCTCCGATACGGGGCTTGCGTCAGGAACCCCGCCACGGCGCGATGCAGCGCGATCATGTGCCGGCCGGCCGCATCGCTGATCAGCGCCCACGCCAGCGCCCTGCCCTGCCAGACCTCGGCTACGCCGGCGCAGGCGATCACCTCGCCGTCAGCCAGCGCGGTGAAACACGGCCCGCCGGCGCGCAGCATGTCGGTGTAGCCGGGTTTCAGGAACTCGGCCGACAGGGCGGCCTGCGCCGGCTGCAGACGAAGCCGGGCGAGGTGCACGGGGCGAAAGGCGGTGACGATCATCGGGCGTGGCTCCACCGCCAGCCGTTGCGGATCTTGTAGACGTGGTTCCTTGTGACTCCGAACTTTTGCGCAATTTCTTTTGCCGCAATAGGTGATGTCAGAATCTCATTGACCTGGGCGTCAGAAAGCTTCGCCATGTTGTTGGCGCTCCCCTTCGCGGGCTTGTTTGCAAGAACTGCGCGGTTCTTCTCAGTGATGATCCGACGACCTTTTTTGTCCATGTCGGCCGTGTTTTCTTTTGGCGTTCCGAGCCACAAGTGATTGATGTTTGCGCAGGCCGGCACATCGCATGCATGGCAAACAAACTGCCAGCGAGTAAGGCGAACTTTGTGCGTCGCCTCGTACACGGCCCGGTGAACAGCCATGTTCCTAACCCCGTTCCACACAAGCCCGTAGCCGCCACGGCCAATTCCGCCATGCCATATAGAGCACCCGTTGCTATTTAGCGACAGTTTGGCATGGACGCGAGCAAGCAACTCATCGTCGCTCAATCGAATTCGCTGGCTCTTTGCTTCCTGGCTTGTTTGGCGGCTCATGATTACCTCTGATCCATTGTGTGTATCTGGGGCATCAATGCTACCAGAGTCACAGCAGTAGGCTGATCATTCGTGTAAATCATGTACGCGTCGGTCGTGTAGCCGTCTGGCCAGCTCACCACCTTGTCGCCCGTGTAGAGCGGCACGGGCGCGCCCATGGGGTCGGCTGCGGTGCGGAACTGCAGGTCGTCAAGCGCGTTCTCGCTGCCGCCGTAGCTGCCGCCGCCCGTGTTCAGGAAGCGCAGCACGGCCTTGTGAATGCGCTTGGTCTTGCCCTGCGCCGTGCCGTCAGCCGCGCCCACGTCCATGCGCATCGAGCGGTAGACGCACGGGCACGGCAGGCCGACCTGCACCACGGACGCCGCGCGCTGCAGGGTGATCTGGCCACCCGTCACCACGCGCTGCGGGTGCGGCGCGCCATCGGTCAGCACGTCGACGGTCTGCCCCTCCAGGTGGCCGAGCCCCGAGATCGTGGTGGCAGCCGCGCCGCTGTAGGTCAGGCCCGAGTCGACGTAGAACTGCGACGCCTGGGTATCGCCTTCGCGCCAGGGGCGTTCCATGTACTCGACGTACCGTTTCGTCACGCCGTTGATCACCCGGCGCACGATCATCCAGAGTTCGTGACGGTCGCCCTCGGCGGCCTGCATCACCGAGATGGATTCGACGACGCCGTTCCCGCCGATCGGGTGCCGGTGCCAGCCGCGAACCTTCTGCTCGTTGTTCCAGGTGAACCCGATCAGCAGGCCATCGTTGCGAATACACCACACCACGGGCGTCGGCTCGGGTGCGAACACCATGTCGACCAGGCCGGTGCGGGTAATGTGCTCGGCCTCGACCGTGGTTTCCGTGGACTCGTAGCCGTCGCCAGCGAACTCGTAGAACGTCTCGCGCGCCACCAGGCCAGAGCGCTGGATAAACAGCGACGAGCGGCCGTTCTTGATCGGCGGGATGGCCTTCGACCCGAACTCGCTGGCCAGCTTCGAGCGCCGGTTGTTGGGCCCGAGCGGCTCGCCGTTGGTCAGCTCGCCGATGGCGAACTCGCTGCCGGCCGTGCCGACCAGCAGGTCGCGGTCGGGCGCCAGCCACTGCACGGCGTTGATCTTGCCCGAGTTGATCTGCACCGTGAACCCGGCGTCGGCCGTGACGGTGTTGAACGTGCGCGGCGCGTAGTCGGTGAAATCGGCCGACACGCTGGCCCAGACTTCCTGGCCGCGGGCCCACCACATGCGCTCGCGGAAGAACGCCACCTGCGACGGCCAGCCCTCGACGGCCGACCATGCGGCATGGGCCCAGCGCGTCGTCGGGTTGCCGGCGCCGACCACCTGCGAGGGCAGCCGGTCGATCACGTCGGCGGTCACCACCGTGCTGGAGGTGAACCCGGTGATTTTCACGTAGCCATAGCCGGCGTCGCGGTACTGCCACTGCACGCTTGTGGGGTTTCCGTCGTACAAGGCGCCTTCTGTGTGCACTGGGCGATTGACGCCAGTCTTTGCTGCGTTCAGGGCCTCGTATGTTTTGCCGTCGGATCTTGCGCGCTCGCCGAGCACCACAGTGTGGCCAGGTTCCCAAGCAGGGATTGCGTTCACGTCCTTGGACTCAAGGTAGAACAGCGCGCCGACGTGGCCGGCCTGGAAGATGGCCGACGACGCCGTGAGCGTGATGCCGGTCCCCGTCTCGGCGCTGGCGTAAACCGTGATGGCCGTGTCGTTCAGCGACTTCCAGGGGCCGCCCTTGCCTTCGAACGTGGTCAGGGTGAACGAGGTCGCGCTGGTGCGCTGCAGGATGCGCTGCTGGTAGGACGGGTGGGCGATGTAGAGGAAGTCGCCCGACTGCGCAAAACGAAGCCGCGGCGTGCCGTCGGCGTTGTAGAGGTCGCCGATCGCGTAAGGGGTCACCACCTCGACGGGAACGCCTGCGACCTCCAGACGGCCGCGCACCTTGGTCACGGCGTCCCACGTGTAGAACCGGGCGTAGAAGTTGCCGAACTCGACCTGGTAAGCCTGGTCGACGCTGTACTCGAACACGTGCAGCAGCGGGCGCCCGGCGGCGGAGTTTTTCACCTCGGCCACGAAGCGCGTGCCGGCCCGGCGCACGTGCGGGCCCTGCACCGTGGGGATGAAGTTTTCGAGGCGGCTGGCGGCGTTCGGGTACTTCGCGTAGTCGACGCGCCCGTCGAGCATGGGCGAGAACTCGCCCGCGTTCAGGTTCCCGAGGATTGGGCTGGCCTTCCCCATCAGAGCACCTCGACGCCGGAGGGCCACAGGCCGCCGTCAGGGCTGCCGATGCGCACCGACAGGCCCGTGCGGCTTTCCAGCCACGTGCCGTCGGGCAGCTCGTCGGGCGGGTTCTCGATGGCGTCCACGCGCAGGGCCTGGTCGAGCGACTCCTTGCGCATGGCGGCCAGGCGCTGGAACTTGGTGTCGGACTGGGTAAGCGCCTCGCAGGCTTCCATGGCGAGGCGGCAGGCCAGCGCGTCGACGAACAGCGCGTCGAACTGCGACGTGTCGGTCACCCGGCTGACGTAGCGGATGGAAAGCGGGGCCGACATATCGGTCAGCAGGCGCCGCCCCTCGATCGACCAGGGTGCGCGCTGCTTCATGCCGGTGCGCAGGTAGAACTCGCCGACCTGCACCATGGCCAGATAGTCGTCTGGCAGCTCGTACTGCTGGCTGTAGCCGAACGCCGGGGCGTCGACGAGCGCCGACAGCTGGGCGCGCTTGATGGCGAATTTCCAGCGATTGGCGCGCAGCTCGGCGTCCCGGGTGTCGTCGAAGATCGCGGCCATGGTGCGGGCCTGCTTCACGTTGTCCGTGAGCAGCAGCACGGTGGACTCGCCCAGTTTCACCAGGGCGCGATTGACGATAGAAACCTGGCTCGCCATGGCAGCCTCGCATCAAGGGGGTGATGCGATTCTAGCGACGGCGTTGTGGAATCACAACGGATTAACGCCGGCGACGGCGCAGCAGGACGGCAAGGCCGGTCGGGTTCAGGCCAGGAATGCCACCCGTCACGGTCGGCCCGTAGAACGTGGCGCTGTTGGTGAACAGGCCCGGCAGCAGCGTGACGGCGCCGACAGTGACCGCCGGCCCGTAGAACGCCGAGCTGTTGGTAAACAACCCGGGCAGCAGCACGACGGCGCCAGGCGTGACGGCGTGCGTGTAGAACGTGGCGCTGTTTGTGAACAGCGCGGGCGTCAGCGCCTGGGTTCCCCCGCCCGCCGACGGCTCGACCTCCAGCCACGAAACCCGGACGGCCCCCTGCGGGTCGAGGTTGAGCGTCCAGAGAATCATGGCGGCGCGTTCTTAGAAGCCCTTGACCAGCACGTAGCCCGGCGTGACGGTGCTGCCGGCTGCCGTAACTGTTGCCCGCAGGAGCTGCGAGTTGACGTTGTTGACCGTCAGTTGAACGGTGCTGCTCGCCACTGCCGCCAGCGTGGCGCCAACGGCGTACCAACTCGCGCCGTTGTCGTCCGAGCCTTGGAGTTGCAGCGTCGGCGGCGTGGTGGCAGCGCCGATGTTGACGACCAGTTGCGCGTTGGTGCAGCCCTGCACGTTCAGGCTGGGGGTGTTGCTGTTGAGCGTGGTCAGCGTGATGGTGCGGTCGACGATCTGCGCGATCCGCGGAACTATGGCGCTCGATTGCAGGCGCTGCACCGAGCGGGTGAACGATGGCGTGGTGCCCGTCACGGTCTGGACATAGCGCACGCGGTTGCCGCGCAGGCTCAGCATGGGGGAGCGATAGATGCCCGTCGCCGTGATGCGCGGGAAATCGTAGACGCGCACCCAGTTCGTGCCGCTGTCGTCCGAGATCTCCACGCCCACATCCAGCGTCGGCGTGGTGCCGGTGGCTACGGTGACCGGGATCACCACCTGGAACGACAGGCCATGCGTTGGCGTGAACGCGGCGGTCGTCGTGGTCGTCGTCAGTGCGGCAGACGCCACATCCTGAACGATCTGCGGCATGGGCAGGGGCGACAGCAGCAGGCCGGCGGAGTCCGTGAGGATGTTGCGGGTGTTGGTGCCGTCCGAGCCTGCGATGCGAACCGGGTTGCCCGCCACCGCCGCGCCCGTGGCGCTCTGGCCGTTCAACGCGCTGGTCGGGTGCAGGGCAACAGCCAGCGCCGACTGCGCAGCCGCCACTGCCGTCGATGGCTTGGTGACGGCAGCCTGCCAGAAGGGGTTGGTGGGGTCTTTGATGCTCTGCGCGTTCTGCCCAGTGTCTGCGATGCCGAAGGCCGTAATGTTCATCGTGGCCGCAGCGGCTGGCGCCGTCGCAGCGTTCACGGCGATCATGTACGCCGGCAGCGTCGAGATATCCAGCGTCGGGATGAGAACCGTGGCGGCCGGGACCAGCGTGTCGTTGACGTAGTAGTCGATGCGGTCGGCGCGCCGCGCGATGGCGCTGTAGAACGGCTGGCCGTCTGGAACCTTGGCCGTGTTGATGTTGATCGCCTGGGTTCTGACCGTGCTCTCGTAGACCACGGCGAGGAAGTTGCCAGCGTCGTCGATCTCAAAACCCGCGCCGTTGGTGACCGGGATCGCCGTCGTCGGCGTCGTCGGCACGGAGCCCCATCCCCAGAACCGCTTGGTGTTGGCCCGCGTCCAGGTCGGGATGATCAGCGTGCAGCCCAGCGCGATGAAGTTCAGCCCGTTGGGGTTGAACGTGGCCTGCGTCGAAAGCCCGCCATAGGCCGATGCTGTCGTGCTGGAGCTGATGGCGAGCACGCCGGCAGACACCGCAGCCGTGCCCGTCGACAGCTTGGTCGTCCAGCGGTTGGTCGTGTCGAGCGTGTCGAACGCTTCGGTGAACAGCGACGACGGCTCTTGCGTGACGCGCAGGTAGCCGTACTGCGTGACGCCCGCCTCCTGCCCGTTTGAACCGACGACGGCGGTGGGCAGCGGTCGCGTGTCGCTGACCATGTTGGCGGTGCTGGCCGTGCCCCAGGCCAGCTTTGTGACCTGGGCTCGCGCATCGGTCGGGGCGGCGGCGCCGTCTACCGTGGTGAGCGTGTCGGTCAGCATCTTGTCGCCGCCGGTGCCAAGGTTCAGGGTCGTCGTTGCTGCGGTCATGGTTGCACCTCAATTCGGAAGCGGTCAGCCGTGCCCGTGGTGGTGGCCGACAGGGTGTAGGTGGTCAGCGTGCCAGTGACGGCCTGCCAGGCAGTGCCGCCGACATCCACGTTGCTGGTGTTCAGGAACCGCACGCGGACCTGGCCGGAGCCGCCAGTGTAAGAAGAACGGACGCGAACGGTGTAGTTGCCGGCCGGCATGGACGCCGTGAGCCCCAGGACCGTCGGCGTCGAGAGATCCGGCCCGGTGATGTAGTCCGTGTCGCTCGCGCTCACCTCGTTGATCGCGTCGAACAGCGAGGCGGCGCCGGTGGCCGTCCACCCGCCGACAGAGATGTCGGAGCCTGGCCGGTAGATCGTGACGGACGCGACGGACGGCGCCCACAGCGGGCGAGGCGTCGGGGCGAACAGCTGCCACGGGTTGTCGCTCAGGGCGCGCATTTCCTCGTCGGTCAGCGCCCGCGCCCACAGCGCGTTGAACGCCGTCAGGTAGCCCTGGCAGTTGGTGCCGCCCGTGGCGACGTGAACGTCCACCGCCATGGAACTGGGGAACAGCGAGAGGTTCGACGAGTTGGCCGAGCCAACCACGGCGCCGTTGACGAAGGCGCGCAGCCCCGCGGTCGTGTTGCGCCGCCAGGTCAGGCCCATGGCCAGGCGCCCGCCGCTTGTCGAGACGCCGTGCGAGATAGGCCCGACGGTCTGCGCCGAGAAGTCGCTGTACTGCACCGAGAAGGACGACTGACCGTTGGCGGCAAAGTCGATCAGCCGAGCGCCCAGCGCAAACGAGTTGGACGATGGCGACGACGAGACGCGGATGCCCGCTTGCTGGTTTGCCGAGTTGGCCGTGCCGTTGATGATGCCAACCGACAGGGCGGTCATGCCGGCCGGGTTGTAGCCGGTCGGGAACGAGATGCCGGGCTGGAACGACGCGGTGTTCGACGCCCAACCCAGCCCGTCGCGGATCGCTGCGCTGGGGCGGCCATGCTGCACCGGGCCCGCCGACGCAAACAACAGCTCACGCGCCAGGGGGCTGCTGCGGTTGACCGTCAGCCCGGCGACCTGCCTTGTTTGGGTCGCCAGTGATCCAGGCAGCCACCGCATGTCAAACCGTCTGCAGGTCGGTGTAGTCGGTGATGAACGACTCGACCGTGACCGCCTGGCCCGTGTTGCCGGTGAACTCCACCTCGACGTGGCAGCAGGGCGGCACGACCAGGCTGAACGTGGTCACGGCGCTGGCCGTCGTGCCGCCACCGCCGAGCACGGCGTAGGTTTTCCAGTCGGCGCCCTCGCTTCCAGCTGTCGGCGTGGTCCCGCTGTTGTGGGCGATCAGCACGGTGGCCGTGCATTGCGCCGTCGGCCCCGTGCCCCCGTTGGTGATCTTGGCCGTCAGCAGACCCCCGTGCTTGGTCCGCATGTCGCGCGTGCCTCGCGTGGTCGAGCCCGCGCCGTTGCTGGTGCTTGCGGCGACCAGCGTGGCCGGGGTGAGGGTCGTCGTCGTGGCGGCCATGGGTCAGCCTCAGGGGGTGTACGGCGTGCCGTCGTCGTTGAACAGGATGGCGGTGCCCTCGTTGCCGTAGACCTCGCCCTCGAACGTCAGCACGCGGGCGCTCGTGGCGCCCGTGGTGTCGCTGGCCTGCGCGTTGGCCGCCAGAAGCGACTCGGCCACCGTGATAGGACGGACGCACTGCGCCAGGACGGTCGCCGCGTTCGTGCCGCCGGGAGCGGTGTTGGCGCCGTTGCTGCCGCTGGGCACTTGGATGACGGCATCGCGCAGGCCACCGCGCACGTTGGGGCGCGAACAGTCCAGGCGGTCGCGGCCTTGCAGCATGAGCTGCAGGTTCATCTGCTTGGTCTGGATCGTCAGCAAGCGACCCACGCGGACGGTCAGCACCGGGTCGGTGTCGCTGTTCTGGATCGTGTCGCTTGGGGTGTAGCTCGACCACGTGATCGCGTCGAGAATCGCGTTGACAGGCGCGTCCGTGCGCCATCCCTGCTCGCCATTGGCGGAGTTGAGGCGCGCGACCAGCGCATTGACATCGCGGGCAGCGATGGCCGCCACGATCTGCGGGTCGGCACTGGCGAAAACCTTGGCGCGGAGCGCCGTGAGCTGGGCGGGGGTCATGAGTCTCCAGTCAGAGGGCGAAGATGCCCGAGGCGTTCCAGGTCACGGTGATGTCGCCACCGTTGGGTGTGACGGGCAGCCCGGTGACTCCGGTGTCGATGAAGGCCACCAGGCGCGACGTGCCGGCGGTCCCGGTGTCGATGTAGAGAACCAGCGCCTCGGCGGTGCTGCCGGTCACGGCGGTGAACGTCACGTCGCCGCCGTCAAACACCCCGTTGGTGTAGGTCTTAGTCGCGCCGATGGTCTGCGCCGTGCCAACCACGCCGGTGAGCGAGGTCAGGAACTCATGCGCGGCGCTGTAGGTGTATGTGCCGGTGTCGACGAGCGCCGCCCGAACCGTGCCCGTCAGGGCGCTGTTGGCGCTGTTTTGCAGCAGCGCCTCCTTCCATTTCGGATACAGCGCATTCGGCATCGTCAGCCCGCCAGCTTGGCCAGGTAGGCGCGGGCCTTATCGACGCGCTTCTCCAGATCGCTCACCTCGGCCAGCAGCGCGTCGCGCTTGGTCATCACCTCGGCGGCCTCGGCGAACGCGGCCGCGCGGGCGTCCTCGGCGGCCTTGCGGTCGGCGACGGCTTTCTGCGTCTCGTTGGCGGCCTTGGTCTGCGCGTCGGCCACGATGGCCACGGCCTTGGCGCCGGCGGCGGCGACGATCTCCTCGGCGCGCTTGCTGGCGGCCGCGACCGTCTCGGCGTTCTTGCCGGCCTGCTCCTCGGCCTCGACCTTGGCGGTCTCGATCTTGGTCAACAGGAACGCCAGTTTCGACTCGGCCTCGGCCTTGGTCTGCTGGGCGATGCCGGCCATTTCGAGGGCGGCTGCGACCTCCTCGAATGCCTTAAAGCCGCGCAGCAAGCGGCGGGCGTCATCAGCTGCTTTCAGGAAGTCGCTCATGCCGTGAACCTCGCAATCAGGGAAACGGTCACTGCCGTGCCAGAGCCGGCGACGATGCGCGGGCGGATCAGGCGGGTGACCTCGGTAATCATCTCGACTTTGGCCGTAGTAACTGACAGGTCGTTGCCCTGCGGATCGGTCAGCGTGCCGTAGTTCGTCGAGTCGTTGCTGCCCTCGATCACGACGGACGCGCCGCCAAACGTGCCGGCGACCTGCACGGAACGATCAGCGAACTCGACAGCCTCGACAGGCGCGCCGTCGTCACCGACGCCAAGCGACCACTGGTACAGCCGGGCCTTGCCGCCCGGGATCACCGTCATGGTGGGTTGAATCGTTGCCACTCGGGCCTCCTGGAAAAAAGCCGCCCGGAGGCGGCCTGTTAGATCGGGTCGGCCTCGGAGCCCGCCGGTTCAGCCTGTTCGGCTCGCTTGCGCTTGCCTGCAGGTTTCTCGACGGCCGGCTGGTCGACCGGCACGGCCCATTTCATCGCCGTCTCGTGCTCAAACTCCTCGCCCGCCTCGACGAAGCGGTAGGGGTTCGACAGCACGCCCGGGGTCAGGGCGCGCTGTTTCACTTAGACCACCGTGAATCCGCCGGGGTACTTCACGTCGTCTTGCGCATCAACCACGAGATGAGCCGACACGGTGGAGGTCGGCGAGGTGCCGCCCATCGTGTAGGCCACGCGAATGAAACGCTCCAAACCAGTGCGCGGCAGCGGGAACTGGTACTGGGTCGACGCGCCGAAGGCGGAAGCGGCGACGGCGCTCAGGTAAGTGATAACCGTTGTGGCCGAGCTGAACGCGGCGTTGTCGTCAGTCTGCAGGGCCAGGGTCATCGTCGGCGTGGTGCCGCCGGGCGCCGCCTCGAAGTTCACCTGAAGGATCGGCTCGCCGTTGCCTGCGCCAACCTGGCGAATGGACGACAAGTCAATGATATCGGTGGAGGGAACCAGCGACGTGCCCGTCAGGGCCTGCGACTGGCTGAACGCGTTTTCGCGGTCGAGAATTGCCATGATGCTTTCCTTTCAAGGAAGGGGGCCGGAGCCCCCGCCGATTAGCTGATCTGCGCCTCGGAGTTGGTGATCGCGTCAACGCGGCGGATGGGGATGCCGAGGAAGCTCAGGCCGCCGCGGATCGGGTTGCCGAACTGGTCCATCGCCTGCTCCAGACCCAGCGCGTTGGCCGAGCGGTTCAGGGCATGGACGCGCAGCATCGAGAACACGGTGCGGTTCATGTAGAACGTCGGGCGGCAGCCGCCGAAGTTGGGGATGCGGTCGATCATGCGGCTCATCAGTTCGATGATGCGCACGGTCGTGCCGGCGGTGTCGGCCACCAGGGCGCTCACGTCGATGTTCGCGCCGCGAACCACGTAGCGCCAGTCGCGCAGGGCCAGGCCGCACTTCCACTGGTAGCGGTCCAGGTAGGCGCGGTACTTGCCGCCCACGGCGTCGGTCACGGTGTCGAGGCCGAGATCCTCGTGCTGCAGGCCGGCGGTCGACCCCTTGGGGAAGATGCCGTGCACGGTGTTCTCGCCCCAGCCCAGCAGCCAGATCGAGGTGCCGTCGCCGCCGGTCACGGTGCCAGCCGACAGGATGTTCTGGCCGTTGGTGGCGCCAGAGATCGTCGAGTAGCGCGGGGCCAGGCCGAGGAAGCGCTCGGGGTTCTGCTCGCTGTCGCCGTAGAACAGCGTGGTGGCCATGGTCTGGTTCATGGCCTCGATGAAGGCCATGGACTCCGACAGGCGGAACGCTGCGGTGGTGCCGTTCAGCTCGGCGAGGTCCTTGTCGACCTGGCCGAAGGCTTCCAGCATGCCGCAGGCGTCGTCCACGGTGACGGTGGTCGACTTGGACTGCGCGACGCCGTAGTTCAGCTTGCGCCAGGCGACGCTGGGCAGGCCGGTGCGCACCGTGGTGCGGTGGCCGGTGGGCAGGTTGCCCTCGACCCACGGCATGTCCATCAGGATTTCATTGGACTGGTTCAGCAATTCGACGACAGGCGAAATGCCGTCGCCGCTCGGGTCGACCCGTTTGGCCCAGTCGGTGAGCGTCAGGGCATTAAAGCCAATCGTTGCCATGCAACCTCCGGTGTGGATTTCAGAAACGTGGTGTGATTACCACACCAGTGGGCGCATTGTGGTCCCGATGCGACTGTGGCGTCAATACCACAGGAAATCTCAACGGCCAGCGCCGCGCCGCTGCAGCTCCCGGTCGATGTACCAGCGCGCCTTGCGCAGGTCCTCGATAGCGTCGTTTTTCAGGTCCGCGCGCCAGATGTACTTCACCGCGTTGCCGAGGTTGAAGCCCATGTGTTCGGTCACCTGGATGCACTCCACGCCGCTGGGGTGGCTGTTGTAGTGCCTGGGATGGTTGATGGCTTCGCTCATGGGGCTGCTTGTAGGCTCGGTCATCAGTTGGGCATGTTCTTGAACATGCGTTCGGCCAGGCTCTTGGCCGGCATGCCGCCAGTCTGCGCACCCATGCCCGCCGTGGCGTCGTGCTCGCCCAGGCCCTTGCCGATGTTGTGCAGCATCTGGATCGTGGCCTTGTAGCCCAGCACGCCCTCGATCGCCGAGATCACGCCGGCCGCGTTCTCCTTGGGGAAGAACTGCAGGGCCGCGCGCTTGGCGAACTCGATGTTCTCGGTGGCCTTGGCGCCCCACTCGTTCGTCAGCTCGGCTTTCTCGGCCGTGTTCTTGGCGTTCAGGGCGGCGATGCGATCGGACTCGGCCTTCTCGGACTCGGCGATCTGCGCGGACACGAACTCGTTCCACTTGCCGGCCAGCTTCTCGGCCTGCTGCGGCAGCACGCCGGCGTCCTTGAACCACTCGGCCGCGGTCTTGGCGAACGCGCCATCGTCGCCCTCGGGCACGGGCAGCTGGTAGGCGTCGGCCGTCTCTGGCGCGCCGATGGACTTGTAGAACGCGGCCCAGTCCTCGGGCGTGGCGTCCTTGCCGGGCAGCTTGATGCCGGGTTCGGCGGCGGCCTCGGTGGTTGCCTCGGGCGCAGCGGCAGGAGCCGGCGCGGCAGCGGGGGCGGCAGCCTCGGGCGCAGCAGGCGCCGGGGCAGCAGCAGGGGCAGGCGTGCCAACCAGATCGGCGGCGCTCGCGGGGAGGGTTTCAGTCGTCATGGTCATGGCCTTTCAGGGCGTTGATCTGCTCGTCGGTCAGATTCAGGATCTGCGTGATTTTCAACCACACTTCGCGCCGGCCCTCGGCCACCGCCGTGGCGTGCGTGTCGACGCGGCCGTCGCGGCCAATCACGACGCAGGACGTGTCGGCGCGGCAGAACTCGCGCAGCTCGTCGAGGATGGGCTTTGCCTGCCTCGAAGTCGCCCGGCCGCCGAACAGCGCGCGGCAGGACTCGCGCAGGTTCCACAGGCGGATCGCCAGGTCTACGGGTGAGTCCATCAGTGAAATGGGATCTGCATGAGCTGCTGCATGAGGTCCGCTGTCGCCTCGTCCTCGTCGTGACCCACGCCGATGATGTGCGGCATGTCGTCAGCGACGGCGATCCAATGGCCCGGCATGTCCATGACGGGCTCGATGGTGGCCTCGACGGGCACGATCATGGCTCGGCCGTCATGGCTGAGAGAGGATCGCGGGAGTGTTCGGCGAACCCTGCGCAAGGGCTTGGGCCTGGGCGAGGTCTTTGGCGGCCGAGGCGGCCACGGGCGCGGCCTGCAGAAGTTGCTGCATCTGCGCCTGCTCCTCGCCGGCTGCGTCGATCTCGGCCATCTCGTCGTCGGTGTAGAGCACCTTGGACGGCACGCCGTTGACCTCGAAGATCACCTTGGCCGCCTCGTCGATGTTGACGCGCTTGTAGGCCGCCGGGCCCAGCACCTGCGCCAGCGGGGCAAGCTGCTCGACCGAGCGCAGGATGGCCACGCCGTCCTCAGCGCGGCGGGCGCGCTCCAGCGGGCTGGTGTACTCGATCTCCAGCAGGCCAGACTGCGACAGGGCCTCGGGGCGCTCGGGCAGCACGCCGGCGTCCTCCAGGATCTGCAGCTCGCGGCTGATCATCGGGTTCAGGAACTCGGACTCGGTGCGGCTGGCAGTCGGGGCCAGCAGGGCGCCCTTCTCCTGAGCGCGCAGCATGGCCTCGGTGGCGGTCATGCTGGGGTTGTCCACGAGGATCTGGAACAGGGTGTTCCACAGCGCGTCCTGCACGATCTTGCGTTTCTGGTCCATCAGCTCGATGGACACGGGCAGGTTCTCGCCGAGCTTGAGCGGCTGGATCAGTTGCCGGCCCTGGTCGTCGACGCCGCCGTAGTTGATCGCCGCGGGCGTCAGGCGGATGGCGTCGAGGATGCCGTCGCGGTGCGCTAGCATGGGCGGCAGAACGGCGAGCTGCGCGGCCTGGATGGTCGTGCGGTTCATCTCGTTCAGCATCTTGATGTCGGGCAGCACGGTCATCACGGGGCTGCGCCCGTAGATCTCGCCCGAGGTCACGGCATAGCGGCCCACCGCATAGGGGAAGGTCTGGAACCCGCCCTCCTCGATGATCGCGTTCCCGTCCACGCTGACGTAGTACGAGGCGAACGGCATGCCCTTGTAGTCGAGGCGACGAACGTCGAGGTCATCGCGCGGCTTGACGCAGTGCAGGAACTGGTACTCGGCCTCAGGCGTGCGCTCGGCCGCGTGCTGGATGTGGCGCGGCAGCTTCTCGCCCCATTTCTTGTAGGCCGCTCGGGCCGACATCCACCAGCAGCGATGCACGAGGTCGACGACGCCGTGCTCGTTCTCGGCGAAGAACAGCTGGTCGACGGGCACGGTGCGGTAGATCAGGCCCTGCCCCGGGCGGTCGCCGATGAACAGCGCCATGTTCCCGAAAGCGCCCGCGTCGTAGTAGCACTCGTGCACCTGGTTGTCGAAGTTCGCTGCATAGCGGGCCGCGAACAGGCGCTTGTTCACCTCGTCGAGGTAGCGCGTCACCTCGGGGTCGTCGGCCAGGTTGTCGTCGGTCGCCTTGAGCTTGTGCCACTGCTGGTTGCGGGGCGTGACCAGCGAGTGAAACGCCGACGCGAAACGGTCGAGCGCCAGGCTCGGCACCGCGTCGAACATCTTCTCGGTGCGCTGCTTGCCCTTGGTGGTCTGCGCCGCGTTGCGCCGACGGAACTCCGCCTTGCGTGGGGCGACGCGCTCGGCGATCTCCTCCCACACCTTCTCAAAGTGTTCCCGCTGGGTCTGCAGGCGGGCCTGCATCTGCAGGATGTCGGCGGCGCGGCTGTCGGCCATGGCTTACTGCCCCAGGAGTTGCTTGGCGGCCACGGAGCCGGCGGTCGTGCCCAGCTCGGCGGCGCCGGTCTGCGTTGCGCGGGCTCCACGACGGCGGCGCAGGATGTCACCGACGCTGCGGTCGACGATCTCCTGGTTCACGGTCGGCGTCGGCACTGGCGCCGGCATGGCTGGCATTTTCGGTCTGAACAGTCCGCCCATGGTTCCCTCAACTGAAAATCGAATACTCGGTGATGGCACGCGATTCTGCCCCACCCGGGGGCAAAACGCGAACAGGCGTGGCGAACGTGACGGCCAGCGCGTCCGCGATGTCCGGGCTCGGCATGCCGCGTTTCTTGATCTCGTCCTTGCTTTCGAGCTGGATCTTGCCCGCCGCGTTGAACTTGTAGGTCGGCGCCGACAGGTCCATCTTCAGGGCCTGGTCGTTGGGGATCGAGCCCCCTGCCCGCAGCCAGTCGCGGACGGCGAACCACATCTCGGCGCGCTTGTTCAGGAACCGCTGGTCGCGGGCCTGCCCGCCGAAATGCACCTCGGTCACGCGGTAGCGCAGCTGGCGCAGGCGGTCGATCACGCCGCTGCCGTTGCCTGCGTCGCAGAACACGGCCGAGGGCTTGTGCACCTCGATGGCGTGCGCGATGTGGTCGGCCAGGGTCATGTTGTCCACGCCGCGGAACGACTGCGGTGGCAGCATCTTAAGCCCCTGCCGCACGACGATCACGCTCCTGTCGTCGCCGAACCGGGCCGGGTCCACGCCGATGGTGACGGGCGCGAACCGGAAATCCTGGTCGGCCAGCACGCGACGGCTCGCCTCCTCGACCTCGTTCAGGCTGATGAGCTGGTCGTCGCCGGCCGCCGCGAAGTCGCACAGGTACTCGCGGGCGAACGAGGTTTCGTTCATGTCGGCGCGCAGGCGCGCGACTTCATCGGGGTCCAGCGCGTTCGTGTCGAACACGGTGTAGCGACTGCCCCACCAGGCGCCGCTGGCGTCGGCCAGGGCCTTGAAGAACAGGGCCGAGAACAGGTTGATGCCGCTCGGGGTGCCAATGAACAGGGCCCAGCCCTTACGGTCGGACAGGGCCGGCTGCAGGATGTCGTCCCATACCTCGGGCTTGATCTGCGCCACCTCGTCGATCACAACGCCATCGAGGCGCACGCCGCGCATCGCGTCGGGGTTGTCGCCGCCATAGACCCGTATCAGCGCCCCGTTGTGCAATATCCGCACGTACAGCTCGGACTCGTTGATCTCGACCAGCCCGGCGATGCGCAGGGGCTCCAGGCGCTGCTTGAGGCGGGCCCAGGCAATGGCCTTGGCCTGCTTGAGGTACGGGGCAACGTAGAAGTACAGCGGCAGGTCGACGGTCGTGCGCAGGGCTGCGTCGATAAGCTCGGCCAGCGCCAGCTCGGTCTTGCCGGCCCGCCGGTGCAGCGCCAGCACGGTGAAGCGCTTGCGCTTGCGGTGGCACTCGTTCTGCCACGGCCGGGGCTTGTAGCCCAGGTCAATCCGCTGCGGCGTCGCCACGGTCAATACCGCTGATGATCTGGATCGGGCCGCCGTTGGCGCCGGTGTGTTCGGCCTGGATCTTCTCGCCGTAGCGCTTGGGGTCCCACTTGGCCAGGAGCTGCATGCGAGCCCACACGCGGTTCTTCTGCCAGGCCACGAACCCGGAGTCAGTGCCGCCGTTCATGGTCTGAGGCGGCATCTCGTCGACGATGCGCAGCGCGTCGCTGGCGATGATGTCGTGGCCTGCCACGCGCGCACGCGCGATGCGCCCGGAAAGAGCGGCGTCCGCCTCGCACCAGTCGTACCAAGTCGAAACACCAATGCCCTGCTGCTTGCAGGCGTCGACCAGCGTGGTGCCGCTGCTGACAGCCTCGATGATCGCCTCGACGATCTCAGGCGTGCGCTTCGTGCGAACGCGGGGCGTCACGTCGACGATCTCGGCAGCGGGGAGTTTCTTGCGAGGCATGCTCAGCGAAACCCGAGGGCCTTGCACACGCGGTCGACGATCGCCGGGAACGTGGCGCACCAGGCGATGAGGATCACAACGGTCAGGAGGTCGAGGAAGAATTCCATGGTGGTGTGGATGCTACAGGGTTGGTGTGGTTTTCGCAACGATCAGGCGAGGCCGGCCGGCTGTTACCGTGTTTCCCTCGTAACCAGTAACCGGACCGTTCTATAAAAGACCTATATATGTATTACAGCCTATTTAACTAGTATTTATCTCTAGACTAAGGGTAACAAGGGTAACAACGGTTACGCCCTTATAAATCAAGGACTTAGCGCGTTACCCTTGCGCCAGTGTTTCCCTTCTAGTAGGGAACATCGTCATCGTGTTGAGAAGTTTGCGACACTGCGTGAGAGCCCGCGGGCGATTTTTTGCGCCAGACTTTTCGCACCACGGACCCGTCGCGCTCGGTTCGGCGATCCCATCCAAGCACCCGCAGGGCCTTGCTGATGCGCAGCTGCATCATCCGATCCTGCCGATCCAGTGGCAGTTTCATGAGGTTGTCCATGATCTCCTTGATCGTGATGACGCTGCGGCCCAGCAGCCACTCGGCCATCGTGGCCTCCAGCTCGTCGACATCGCGGCGGGCCTCCTGCTGCTCCAGCGTGGCCTCGACCGGCAGCGTCCACCAGTTCTCGCCGCGGTTCAGGCGCGCCACGGCCTCGGCAAAAAACTGGTCGCGCTGGGCCTGGATCGCGTCATGGTTCACCGACATCACGGTCAGCGGGAGGAAGCGGCGGGCGCCGGTTTCGTCCTTGTTCCAGTCGTCGCGGTTGGTGGTGCCGGCGAACACGCAGCGGCGCGGATGGTCAGCAGCCCGGCGCTCATACGGGGCCCGGTAGCGGTCGACCTGGCAGGTGATCACCTGCTTGACCTTGGTCACCTCGGCGCGGTTGAAGGCGTCCATCTCGCCGATCTCGACCAGCATCTTGCCGGCCAGGTTCATGTAGAAATCCTTGTCGGTCGGCGCCTGCGTGGCCTCGGTGAACCACTTCCCGCCGATGATCGACAGCGCGCGGGATTTCCCGGCGCCTTGCAGGCCCTCCAGAACCACCATCGTGTCGACCTTGCAGCCGGGGCGCGTGACGCGAGCGACGATCGACAGCCAGAAACTCAGGCCCACGGCCCGGGTGTATTCGGTGTCGTCGGTGCCGAAGCAGTCGGGGAAGAAATGGGGCAGGCGCTCGACGCCATCCCACTGCAGGCCATCGAGGTACGCCTTGGCTTCGTTTCGCGTATCCATGCGGGCCACCAGCGTCACGGCGTCCTGCACGGCCTGCTTGCCGAGCTTGGGCATGCCCAGCGTTTCCTGGATGTAGACCTGCAGGCGCACGTCGTCGGCATCCGTCCACTCGCGCACCTCGCCGGTCGGCCACACGGTGCAGATCCGATCGAGGAACTCGTCGAACCAGATTTTCTGCGCCAGGTTCTCGTCCATGCTCAGCACGCGCACGACGTTGGCCACGCTGGCGTGGGGCACGCCCTTGTCGGTGGCCTCCAGGCCCCACTGCTGCACGGCCAGATAGCGCGGCATCGTGCCGGCGGGCACGGGCGCAGCCGCCAGAATCTCGCCGGTTTCCGGGTCGATGGCCGGCGGGCGGGCAGGCGTCGGGGCCAGCTGGCGCTGCATGCCTAGCGACTCGGCTGCGGTGCGCACGGCCTTGCGCATGTCGCCGCCGTGCTCGTAGTGCTGGAACAGGTCGAACGGCCCGACGGGCTGGCCCGACTCGTCGCTGCACAGCGGGTCACTGGCGTGGTGAATCCAGCAGCGGTTATCGTCGAACACCGACACGCCAGGCAGCCCGGTTCCCGAGTGAGGCGACAGCCAGCGCTTGCCCTGCTGCTTGTAGCCGTAGCGGCTCAGGGCCTGCTCGATGCTGGTCGAGGCGTTGTAGGTGTCGATCACGCTGGCGCCCTCGCGGGGCGCGGCCTGGCGTGCGGGCTTTGGCGGCTCCTGGCGTGGTGCCCATGGGCACACGGCCTGCATCTGCGGCTTGAGCGCGTCCCAGTTCTTCCAGATCTGCAGCAGGAAGTCGGGCGGCTCGGGGATCGTGCCGTTGGGCTTCGTCAGCCACTGGTAGGGCTCGCCCGTGTCAGGATGGATCGACGGCGGCAGCACGTCCTGGCGCTGCTGGTCCTGCGCGGCGCGCAGTTCAAACACGGTCATGCGGCCGGCGCCTGATTTCTTGGGCCAGGTCAGCGCGTGGTAGGCGAGCGCGACGCCGGCCGGAACGCGGAACATGATGCGCATGCCGCCGGGCCGGCCCTGAATCGTCGGGTAGTTGGCGCGCAGCTCCTCCAGGTTCCACCCGAACTCGGCGAAGATCTCGGCGGTGGCGTCGAGGTCGTCAACGTCCAGCGAGCACAGGCCAGACGGGCCCAGCGCGGCGCCCATGTTCCAGTCGGGGTGCTTGGTGAAAAACTCGGCGGCGGCCGCCGCGTCGGTGATCACCTCGTTGCCCCAGTTGTTGGCCAGCGGGCGCTTGGTGCGAGGTGGCAGCGGCACGATGGCGATGCCATAGCGGCGGCAGTAGGCCGAGGCGTAGGCGGCGGTGCTTGGGGTGTTTTGGGTGTTGTTCACGGCGGCCATCAGATCAGCTCCCCCTGCACTTGCGAGGGGTCGATCCACTGGTGGATCTTCTGATCGAACGGCACTTCGTCGAGGCGCAGGAACGGCCGATCGCCGTGCTCTGGCAGCTTGACGACGTTCAGGCAGTCGAGGCACTGCACGCAGATATGCGTGCTGCCATTAGAAAAAACGCGGCGGGTGTAGCGCCGATTCAAGTGTTTGCATGGGTTCACGTTGGCTCCTAGACCCGACCGGACGCATCCAGGCGGGACAGGTTGATGGGATCAGAACGGGGTGTCGCCGCCGGCAGACGGCTGCTGCTGCTTGCGCTCGACGGACAGGCTAAAAAACTTCTTGCCTTCCATCTTGCCGCCGGCCTTGCCTTCCTTGAGCCACCCGGACAGCCAGTACTCGACGCCATCGACGTTCAGAGTGCCCCGATAGTCGGGGTGGGTGTCCTTTTCCTTGCGGTCATTGCGGGCCAGCATGCCCGTGTTCGTGTTGTCGTATGCCATTGGTGCAGTGGTGCAGTGGTGAATCGGAATTCGATGGTAGCACCATCCGATGCGGTTATCGCAACGGGTTTTCCAGCACTTGTCGCGCCTCGTCCACACTGCGCACGACGGCGGCGATGGCGCCGCGCTTCTGCATCGCGGCGATGAATGCCAGCTGCTGGTCGGTAGGCCGACCCTTGGGGGTCTTGACCTCCAGGTAGAACGCCTTGCAGTCGCCGGCCCGGTGCCCGAACAGGTCAGAAAAACCAACGGGCAGCCCGGTTTTCACAGGCCGCCCGTCAGCGGTGAAGAACAGCCCCACGTTAGCGCGCGCCACGAAATGCCCGTCTTGCGACAGGGCTACCATGATCGAGCGCATGAGGTCGGATTCAGTCACGCGGCCATGATAGCCTTGACGATAGCCGCCGCGACAGCCGTCGGCCCCCGCCCTGCAGGCAGTGCCACCGTCCCGTTGTACGTGACGAACGTCAGCTTGCAGGTGCGGCAGCGATGGCGCCGGCGCACGCCGTGGGGGCTGGCCCTGGTTTCGAGCACGCGGTGGTGCTCTGGGCTGCGGCAGTGGGGGCAGGACATCATGCCGCCGTCCCTCAGGTGGGCCGCCACGTGAACACCGACGCACCGGCCACGATCGGCGCGTGAAAACGCCCGCGGCAAATGTTCCCGATCGCCGACTGGTGGCACCCGATCACCTCCGCGATCTGCGCGTAGGTCATCCCGACATGGCGCAGCGCCAGGATCTCGTCGCGCCGGCCGGCCAGCTTCGCCCGAGCACGCTGCGCCCTTGTGCGGTTGGCGACAGCCTCGGGGTGCGCGTGCACGCCGCGCTTTGCCGCCGCTCGGATAGCCTCCTGGTTCGTCACGGCCACCAGGTGCGCCGGGTTCACGCAGCCTCGCACGCCGCACGTGGTGGTGGCGACTTTCTTCCCGAGGTCGCCGTGCTTGCAGGTCAAGATCCAGCGCCGCACGTTAGCCGAATACACCAGGCCAATGGTCGCCTTGGGCTGGTGGTTGCGATCCAGCAGCTGGCGCCAGATCAGGCAGTCGCCCTCCTCGACCGTGCGCGGTCGCAGGTAGTCGAGCACGGCCGACATGGGCCGGGTGATGGTGGCGTAGCGGCTCACAGAACACCCCAAAACGCCACCGCCACGATCACGCAGATCAGCGCCACCGAGATGACCAGCAGCTTGATCATCGCCGTGTCGTCGCCGTTGATGTCGTCGACGCTTGGCTTCCACCCGGCCGGCGGCTTGATCGGCGGCAGGTCACGCCGGGCCGACTCGTCGCCGAAACTGGTGTCGGTCCAGCGCGATTCCTCGTGGCGCGTGCCGGGCTTCGTGCTCAGGGTGTTGCGGCGCCATTGCTTCTTGTCGCTCATGACAGCCACCCCACGATCTCGACGGCCGCGATCACGACGATGATGGCCAGCCCGCAGATCGTCACGGCCATGTGGCCCAACGTGGTCAGGCGGTCCTCGTGGAAATCCGACGACACGTAGCCGGGCGTGAACGTGCACTCGTTCAGGGTTCGGGGGGTTTGCATGTGCGATGGTTTCATAATTCGTCGTGGGCAGTTGCGCCCTTGGTTGCAGTTATGGGTGCAGCACTCGGCTGCGTCGTTGGCCCGATCCCCCATGTGGGGGAGGTGCCAGGGTTCGAAATCGTCGCGCATGTCAGGCCCCCAGATAGCGCTCGCGCAGCACGTCCAACGCGATGCAGCGGGTGCGGTTGGGCTGGCCGGCGTCGAGGGCGATGGCCAGCAGGCGAGGCGCCGCGATGCCGGTGAAATCCTCGGCGGTGATCTCGCGGATCTGCGGCACGGCTTCGACCGGATCGGCGCCCATGCAGTCGGCGCCCAGAATGTCCGTGAACGTCTCGACGTCGATGCGCTCGTCGGGCCAGATCGTGAGGTCGGCCAAGAGAGTGTCGGCCTGCTCGCGGAGGGCTTCTTGGTAGGTTTCGGGGGCGCTCATGCTTCACTCCCAGCGCGAGCCAGTTTCGAGGTGCGCTCGTTTGCGGTCTGCAGCGTCCAGCGCAGGGCGGCCTCGGTGCTGGGGAACAGCTTGGAGCGCTGCGGCACGCCGAACTCGACCACCTCGCCCTTGACGCGGCGGGCGTTCTGCACCCAGGCGTAGCACTTGCCCGTGGACAGCTCCTCGCGGTGGCCGCGGACGTACAGCACCTCTCTGTTTTTGCTGTCCCAGCGGCCGGTGCGGAACACGTGGGTGAAGATCTCGCCAAGGTTCAGAGTGTTTGTGTCGCTCATTTCGTCGTCCTTTCGTGTTGCGGTGAACGCATTATGTCTTGCGCTTTTCTCACTGCGCACTAGGGACAAACCCTAATCGCGGCCAGCCCGGCCGTGTTCCCACACCCGCCGCACCAGATCCGCCACCCGCTTGGCCGACGCCTCGCCGTGGATCTGCTGCAGGCCCTTCGTTTTCAGGCGCTTGACGCCCTTGTCGTCTGGCTCGTACTCGCCGAACAGGAACGCCCGTCGCCGCTCCTTGGGCATCTGCAAAATCGCCCGGGCCTGGCACTCGTCGCGCCAGTCGGGACAGTGCGAGCACACGACGCGACCGTCGATCAGCGTGCGGCACTCGTCGTCGTTTTCGAGCCGGTTGCAGCCTAGGCAACCCTCCGTCACGCCTTGCCCCACAGCAGCCAGCCGGCGGCCAGACCGATGGTCAGCCACGCAATGCCCTGCACGGTCAGCACGATGGCCAGGCCCACGGCCTCGGCGCCGTTGTCGGTGTCGTCGTGGTTCACGTCCGTAACTCCGTTGTGAAAAGGTCTCGTTGCATTGTGGTTATCGCATCAGTCTGAACAAGCGAAATGCGCTGCTCCTGCAACGGCCCGTACTCCGGGTTTAACTCGCAGCCGAGGTACTGGCGGCCATGCCGCAGGGCCACCGCCGCCGTGGTGCCGCTGCCCATGAATGGGTCCAGCACAATGTCGCCGGGCCGGCTGCCAGCCAGCACGCAGGGCTCGATCAGGGCTGGCGGGAACGTGGCGAAGTGCGCGCCCTTGTAGGGGCGGGTGGCAACTGTCCAGACGCTGCGGCGGTTGCGCTTCTCCCACTCCACACCCGTCAGCGCCAGCAGCCCGGCCTTGGTCCGATGCTCTTCGCCCTCGCTGGCCGCGTAGGCGTCGGCGTACTTGTGGCGCTTGTTACCGGCAGGCTTCTCGCTGACGGCCGGCTCCTTCATCGCCTCGCTGTCGAAAAAGTATCGCTCCGACTTGCTCAAAAGGAAGATGTACTCATGCGCCTTGGTGCAGCGGTCGCGTACCGACTCGGGCATTGGGTTCGGCTTGTGCCAGATGATGTCCTGGCGAAGCACCCATCCGTCCGATTGCAACGCCAGCGCAACGCGCCAAGGGATGCCGAGCTGCTGCTTACCGGCTCCGTAACTGTCTCCGATGTTCAGCCACAGCGTCCCATCGGCGGCCAGCACGTCGCGCACGCATCGAAACACCTCGACCATCGCGGCGATGTACTGCTCGGGCGTTTGCTCCAGGCCGATCTGGCCCGGGTGCCCATAGTCGCGAAGGCCAAAGTAGGGCGGGCTGGTCACGCAAGTCTGAACGCGCACACCATCGGCCGCCCAGCGGCGCATGGTTTCGCGGCAGTCGCCAAATTCGATACGGTTCATACTGCCTTTCTCTGTTCCTTCGCCATCCGCGCCCGCATCACGTGCCGGGCCCACAATTCCGGGCGCTTCATCCCGCGCGCCCGACCCAGCGCCACCAGGTCAGCCTCGGTCTGCGCCCTCCCCTGCTCCCGACGCGCCTGCTGCCGCACCACGCTCGGGTCGATCTCCTGCAGCTCGCCGTCGACCTGCTCGATCACCCGTGCAGCCGGCGCAAAACAGTGGCCGCAGCTGCAATGCGTCGCGGCCGAGTGCACCACGGCGAAGCAATCCGGGCAGGTTTTCACCGGCACCTCGGATTTCTGGGCGGCCTTCTTCCGCTCGGCGCCATCCAGCGTCCACTCGCGCGGCTCGCAGGGGTGGCCATGGCGGGCGATGTTGCCAGCGTGGTCGAGCACGATGCAGTCGGGTTTTCCCGGGTGCGTGCGCAGGCCCCGGCCGACCGACTGCAGGTACTTTGTCACCGACTGAGTGGGCGCCAGCAGGATGATGCAGGACACCGCCGGCGCGTCGACGCCAGCGACCCACAGCGCGCAGTTGCACACCACGTCCAACTGGCCGGCCTGCAATCCCTTCAGCGCAGCATCGCGCTCCACCTGGTCGGAGTCGCCCGAGATGGCGGCGGCGCGGTAGCCTGCGGCTTGAAACTCTGCGCATACGTGATGCGCATGTTCGATGCTCACGCAGAATGCGATGGCCGGCCGGCCGTGCGCCAGCTTGCGGTAGTGCGCCACGGCTGAGCCCGTTATCTTGGGCTTATCCATCAAGGCCCGCACGTCGGCGCCGTTGAACTCGCCCGCGGTGGTCCGAACGCCGGTCATGTCGGGCGCGTCGGGGGCGTAGTATCGGATCGGCGCCAGCAGGCCCTCGTCGATCAGATCCTGCGTGCTGCAGGTCGGGATGATGATGTCGGCCACCTCGCCCATGCCGCGGCCGTCCAGCCGGGTCGGCGTCGCCGTCAGCAGCAGGCGCTTGGCGTCGGGCGCCCAGGCCAGCACGTCCTGGTAGGACTTCGCCACGGCCAGGTGCGCCTCGTCGATGATGATCAGGTCGGGCGGCTCGTAGCGATCCAGGCGCCGCACCAGTGTCTGCACCATGGCCACCTGCACGGGCTTGCGACGGTCGCCCAGCGCGCCGGCCGCGATCCACCCGTGCGGGATCTTGGCGCCGGTCAGGCGCTTGGAGGCGTCGATCAGCAGCTCGCGCAGGTGGGCGACAAACCAGACGCGCAGGCCCTTGGAAACGGCCGACTGGATCATGGCCACGGCGGTGTGGCTTTTGCCGAAACCCGTGGCGGCGCACAGGATCGGGCTGCGGTGGCCGGCCCGGTAGGCGGCGCGCAGATCCTCGATCGCCTTGAGTTGGCGGGGGCGGAGGGTCACGCCGCGCCCCTGCTTAACCCTTGTGCAACACCTACAAAGTTATTGCCCAGCACCAGGTCGGCAGGCGTCAAAGCCACGCCATGCTCGCGCGCCAGTTCGAGCAGCCGACGCTGAACTGCTGACGGCACACGGCCGTCGAGGCCGCCTTTTTCCGCCGGCTGCTTCCAGCGGTGGATCGTGGACGGGTCTTTGCCCAACAGGCGCGCCAAAGGGCGAACGCCACCGAAACGAGAGATCACGATGTCTGCGGGGGTCATGATGAGTTGCGGGAATCGCCCGCATGGTGAGGATTTCGCAATTATGCGGGAATCTCAACGCGCTTGCAATGCCAGCACCGGCGCGGTAGTAACCGGGAGAAACCCGGAGTCGCCCGCATGTCAGTCGATACCAAGTGGTTCAGGGATCGCCTTGCCGACCGCCAGCTGTCGCAGCGTGGGCTGGCAAGGCTCATGGGTCTGGATGCCGCCGCCGTCTCCCTCATGTTCAGGGGGAAACGCGAGATGAAGATCACCGAGGCCGCAGAGCTGGCCCGGCTGCTGGGCGTGCCTGCTGACGACGTGCTGGAGGCCGCAGGGGTTCGGATCGCCAGCCAGGGCGAGCGCATCCCGATCGTCGGCTGGGTCGATGGCGCCGCCGAGTTTCACTGGCAGAACGATGGCGACACGCTCCCTCACCCGGGCGCCGGCCTGGCTGTCGACATCACGGCGGCGCAGTGCCGCACTGCAGGATCTCCGCTCGCCCATATGGACGGCTGGATTCTGTACGGCCAGGGCACGGCGCCTAACGGGGTGCAGGCCGAGTCCGTGGGCCGGCTGTCGTGGTGCCGACTGCGCGGTGGGGTGATCTACCTGGCCGCGCCGTCACGCTCGCGCCAGCGTGGGCGGTGGGATCTGGCCGGCCCGGCGGTGGACGTGCGCGCCGCAGATCTTGAGTGGGCGGCGCCGGTGCTGCTGATCCAGCCGTAGCCCAAAAACCCGTTGTAGCCGCGCTACGCGGGTTTTTCCCGTCCGTATGGTGTTGCGGTTTTCTAAACGACGGTGCAGAATTCCATTCATCACAACGACAGGAGGGCACTCAGTGGCCACCGAAATCATCACCCCCCGCGATCAGCAGCACTGGCTCCAGCTGCGCACCCAGGACGTGACCAGCACCGAGTCGGCCGCGCTGTTCGGCATGTCGCCCTACGTGACGCACTTCGATCTGTGGCATCGCAAGAAATCCGGCCACGTGCCCGAGTTCAAGCAAAACGAGCGCATGAAGTGGGGCAACCGACTGGAGGCAGCCATCGCCGAAGGCATCGCCGAGGAAATGGGCTGGAAGGTCGAGCCGCTGAAAACCTACTGGCGCGACCCGGATCTGCGCCTCGGCAGCTCGTTCGACTACCTCGTGCTCGGCGACGAGCCGGCGCACCTGGAGATCAAGAACGTCGATTATCTGGCCTTCCGCGACGGGTGGCTCGAACACGACGACGGCACGATCGAGGCGCCCGAGCACATCGAGATGCAGGTGCAGCACCAGATGGCCGTCAGCGGATTGAAGCGTGCCTATATCGGCGCGTTCATTGCCGGCAACCGGTTCCAGATCATCGAGCGCGAACGCGACGAGGATGTGATCCGCGCCATTCGCAGCCGTGTCGCCGAGTTCTGGCGCAGCATTGAGGGCGGTCAAGAGCCTGCCCCGGTCATGCCCGACGATGCCGATGCCGTGATCCGGCTGAACCAGTACGCCCAGCCTGGCAAAATCCTTGACGCCTCGGGTGATGCGGCAATCGCTGCACTGGTGCGGGATTACAAATCGGCCGCCGCCGATGCCGATGCCGCCGAGGAGCACAAGAAAATCCTCAAGGCCAAACTGCTGGAGGCCATCGGCGACGCCGAAAAGGTGCTCGGCACCGGATTCAAGATCTCCGCCAGCCTGCAGGCCGACGTGCCGCCGACTGTCATCACCGCCGAGATGATCGGCCAAGCCTACGGGGGCCGCCGCGGCTTCCGTAACCTTCGCATCACCACCACCAAGGAAGCCACGAAATGAGCACCGCCCTCGCAGAAATCCGCCCCGCCATCGAGAAGATGGCCCCCCAGTTCAAGGCCGCCCTGCCCGCCCACATCCCGGTCGAGCGCTTCGTGCGCACCACCCTGACCGCGGTGCAAACCAACCCCGACCTGATGAACGCCGACCGTCGCACGCTGTTCGCAGCTGCCACGCGCGCCGCCCAGATGGGCCTGCTGCCTGACGGCCGCGAGGGCGCCATCGTCACGTTCGGCGGCAAGTGCCAGTTCATGCCCATGCTCGGCGGTGTGTTGAAGCTGGTGCGCAACTCAGGCGAGCTGGCGTCGATCGACGCGCAGATCGTCTACAAGGCCGACAAGTTCACGTACCGCCCCGGCATCGACCTGGTGCCGGCCCACGAGCCAGACTGGTTCGGCGACCGTGGCGAGATCGTCGGCGTGTATGCCGTGGCCAAGATGAAGGACGGCGCAGCCTACGTCGAGATCCTGTCGAAAAAGCAGGTCGAGCAGGTGCGCAACGTGAGCCGCTCCAAGTCCAGCGGCCCCTGGGTCACCTGGTGGGACGAGATGGCCCGCAAGACTGCGATCCGCCGCCTGGCAAAGCGCCTACCCCTGAGCACGGATCTCGACGGCGCGCTGGCCGAGGACGACGATCTGTTCATGCCCCCCGAGCAGCCAGCAGCCACCGTGAGCCAGGCCCAGCAGGATGCAGTCGATGACACCGCCGGCCTGGCGCCAGCACCGAAGCGCCCGAGCCGCCTGCAGCGCGTGGCCGAGCAAGCGCCACCGCCGGTGGATGATGATGGCGTGATTGATATGCCCAGCGCCGAGCCGCCGGCCCCGCCGCATGACGACCACGACTCGCCGATCTGACATGCGACGCGACACGACAGAACGGTTCATGTCTCACGTGTCGCCGGAGGCTATATCCGGCTGCTGGCTGTGGACAGGATGCACAACCAGCGGCGGCTA